TGATTTGATGATGGGTGGTTCACCTTGTCAAGGGTTCTCATTCGCAGGACATCAGCTTAACTTTGATGACCCACGTAGTAAATTGTTCTTTAATTTCGTGGAGATGCTTGAGATAGTTAAACCTAAGTATGTACTGCTAGAGAATGTACGAATGGCTAAGAAATCTCAAGATGTAATATCTGATTACATGGGATTCCAACCTCAACCATTGAACTCTAAGTATGTATCAGCACAAAACAGATACAGATTGTATTGGTTTGGTAAACGTGTAGGAGATAGCTATGAGCAGATAACTATACCACCTATGATATGCAAAGGCTTGACTATGCAGAACATACTTGAAGATGGTTATGAGACTGAAGAGATGACTAGTGGTGGTAAGTCTCATTGCCTTACTGCAAGATATAATGGTGCAGTATGGTGGAATAGTATTGAACGTAAGCAACGTACTATGGTACTCAAGGAGAACCCTACCATGTCTAAAGATGGATTGATTAGAGTAGGTACTGCTGACCTCAAAGGGCATGACTCAATCAAGAGAGTGTATGCACAAGAAGGTAAAGCACCTACACTTACCACCATGCAAGGTGGACATAGAGAACCAAAGGTTGCAACTAGCAAGGACATGTGGCGAAAGCTTACACCACTTGAGTGTGAGAGATTACAAACACTACCTGACAACTACACTAATCATGTATCCAACTCACAAAGATACAAGATGATTGGCAATGGTTGGACAGTTGATGTGATTGCACACATATTAAAAGGTATCCACTTAGATGGATGGAATGAAATGTATAACAATAACAACAAGGAGTATGTATAATGACTAATAAAAAAAGTGAATCTGAATTAATTGAAATTAATAGGAAAAAAGGTATTGATGGTATGACTGATGAACAAATGAAAGCAGTTAAAGAAACTGAAAGGCATGTAAGTTCAGCACTACAGATGTTGTTTGAGTGTCAAGACTTATATTTATCTGACATAAGAAACTTAGAGCAGAGCATGTGGGATTTAAGACGTGCCTTTGACTTAGATAGAAGGGATTGGTAAAATGTTACATAGAATTATAGATTTTTTTAATGTAAACTATGGCGAAGGTACAAAGTATGACCTTGATTATGGTAAACTATTAATAATTATACTATGCATTTACATTGCACTCAAGGTGTAGTATAATGGGCAATGAAGATATTAAATATTTATTACTAAGTTTATTTGCAATGGTATACATCCTTGCATTCACAAGTTTATACTAGAAAGGAACTCAATGGAAAATTTAGAACCCTCAAAACCTAACAGGAAAAAGTTTGATATGGACTTGAAGTATGGTAAGGTAAGGGAAAAACTTGTGGCAGATATGTTGCAAGATAAAAAGATTGAAGTCAAATCTGAGAGAGACATATGGCAAAAGACAGGCAACATTGCCATAGAGTATCAGTCATATGGAAAGCCAAGTGGAATCCAAACAACTGAAGCAGATTATTGGTTTCATAATCTATGTATAGGCAAGGAAGTGTTCTGTACATTAGTCTTTGATATCAATAGCTTACGTAAAATTATTGATAACTTAGATTATAAAAAGAGTGTGTCAGGTGGTGACCATAATGCAAGTAGAATGTATCTACTAAACTTGCAGAAATTATTTTCATCTGATGTAATTAAAACTTTTAGGGAGATTGACAATGTATAGGAAACTGTGGTATGATTCGTAAAGTTTCAAAGGGTAGAAAGAGACTACTCAATAGGTGGGAAGTTAATGTAATTGAAATAACTAAGAACACCTTTGTAGTAAGTGCGAATGATGAATGGGAAGCCATTGACAAGATGGAGTTAATGGATAAGCCTACCTTCAATGATAAGTTAGAATCTTACGTTGATGTAGTAAAGAAAATTAATTATTCATAGGTGTATTTATGGAAGAAAGGTATGACAATTACATGGTAAAAAAACTTATAGAGACTAATGACATAGGAGAAGGTATGACATTACCTTCCTTTGAGGACATGGTAAACAGTCCACCTCACTACAACAATGCAGGCATTGAAACAATAGATGCTATTGAAGCAATGACTGATGAAGGGTTTGCTTACTATCTACAGGGTAACATTATGAAATATCTATGGAGATATAGATACAAGAATGGTACTGAAGATTTAAAGAAAGCTCAATGGTATCTAAATAAACTTATAAAGAACAGAGAAAACTATGAAAAATCTTTGGGATAATGACAAGCAGAAACTCTACAAAGAAATCTATGAGGAGTTAATCCAAGAAGGATACACTCACCATGAAGCAAAGAAGTATGCTAGAGAAGAGGTCGCAGACAAGATTGAAAGTGATACTGACTTTATAAATGAAATAATAAAACAGGAGTATGGAGAAGATGACTAATCAATATGGCTATGATAACTACTATGGTTTTGTAGATGGTAAACAAGTTGAGTGTGTAGTATCTTATGATAAAGACAAAGACTTATATGAATGTATAGTTGCTTATAATAATAAGATAGATAATAAGTACTACTCAATTAAGAAGAGTGCAATGGAAGCTATTGCAAAGATACTAACAACAAGTAAGGAATGATATGAGTGAATCAAAAGTAGTTAAGAAAGGTAGTTGCGATAGGTGTGGTTCATCTGATGCAAATGTATTATATGAAGGTGGAACTAAGTTTTGCTTTTCATGTAGAACTTATTCAAAGGGAGACGATATGGAACAAGTAACAAAACCTATATCCATAAATAGTAATCACCAAAATTTTAGTAGTGGAGTTATAGATGGTATACCTGATAGAGCAATTAAGAGAGAGACTACACAATTTTTTAATGTCCAAGTCTTACACGATAGAAATCACAATGTGGTCAAGCATATATATCCTTATTATGACATTAATAATAGTCACATAGGTAATAAGATAAGACTTGTAGAGAATAAAGGTTTCTCTTCAGAAGGTAACATCCCCAAGGCAGTCTTGTTTGGACAGAATAAGTTTCCTCATGGTGGTAAGTATCTTACTATATGTGAAGGTGAGATTGATGCAATGTCTGCCTATGAGTTACAAGGTTCTAAGTGGGCATGTCTTTCAATAAAGAATGGTTGTCAGTCTGCACTCAAAGATATCAAGGCTAACTATGACTATGTAAATAAGTTTGATAAGGTTGTGTTATGCTTTGATAGTGATGAGCATGGAAGAAAAGCAGCCACAAAAGTTGCTCAGATATTTGAACCTAACAAGTGTCTTATCATGGACATGAGATACAAGGATGCTAATGAGTATCTTATGAAAGGTAAGAAGCAAGAGTTCACTCAAGACTTTTGGAATGCTAAACCCTACACTCCTGCAGGCATACATAACCTTGCAGATATTACATCAAGAATATATGAGGAAGATGACACAGAGACTTGTCTTTATCCTTATGATGGACTCAATGAGAAGTTGTATGGTATGCGTACAGGTGAACTTGTTACTTTTACTGCAGGTACAGGAGCAGGCAAGTCTTCTCTTATGAGAGAACTTATGCATCACTTACTAACTAATACTGAACATAACATTGGTGTGTTCTCTCTTGAAGAAAACATAACAAGAACTATGTTACATATTATGTCAGTAGAAGCAAGTGACAGATTGTATATCAAGGAAGTACAGAAGAACTATACAGTAGAACAACTAAAAGAGTTTGAAAGAAAGACTATTGGTACTAGAAGGTTCTATGGCTTTGACCACTTTGGTTCTATTACTACTGATGAGATACTTAACAGAGTAAGATACATGGTCAAGGCACTAGACTGTAAGTACATACTCATTGACCACCTATCCATACTTGTATCAGGTATTGAAGGTGAGGATGAGAGAAGAAACATTGACCAACTTATGACTAAGCTACGTTCTCTTGTAGAAGAAACTAGATGTGCCATGCTACTAGTATCTCACTTGAGAAGAGCAACAGGAGATAAAGGTCAGGAACAGGGTAAGGAAATATCCTTATCAATGCTAAGAGGTTCACACTCTATTGCACAGATATCAGATGCAGTCATTGCACTAGAGAGAGACCAACAAGCAGAAGACCCTGTCATGGCTAATACAACAACTGTCAGGGTACTAAAGAATAGATATGCAGGTGAGACAGGTGTCTCTGCTTACCTGTTATATGACAAGGACACAGGTCGATTGAAAGAGATTTCCAATCCACTTGAGTCTGACAACCAATCAGATGTAGAGGACTTTTTATGAGAAAATTTGTAGTAGATATTGAAACTGATGACATCAAGGCAAAGGTCATTCATTGTATTGTTGCCAAAGACATTGATAAAGGAGATGTATTATCATGGTATGGAGATACACTAAAAGACTTTGCTAAGTGGAGTGAATCTGTAGATATATTTATTATGCATAATGGGATATCATTTGATGCTCCCATACTCAACAAGCTGACAGGTAGCAGGATAAAACTTGCACAGGTCAGAGACACACTTATCCTTTCACAATTATCTGACCCTATGCTAGAAGGTGGACACTCACTCAAGGCATGGGGACAGAGATTGGGATTTGGTAAGATAGATTACAATGACTTCTCTCACTTCAATGAAGATATGTTAAAGTATTGTATACAAGATGTTGAGTTGACATATAAATTATATAAACATTTATTACCTACACTAAAAAAATATTCAAAGAAGTCAATGCTTCTTGAACATCAAGTCAGAGCCATAGTTAACAGACAGGAAGAGAATGGTTTTAAACTAGACATTGAACAGGCAGATAAGTTATGTGCAAGACTTGAAGAAGAAGCAGACAAGATAGAAAAAGAATTACAAGAAATATTCCCACCTATCATTACAGAAAGATACTCTGAGAAGACAGGTAACAGATTGATTGATAGTGTGGAAGAGTTCAACCCTAACTCTAGACAACAAATATCAAAGAGGTTGATAGAGAAAGGTTGGAAACCTGAGAACCTGACACCAACAGGGCATCCTATTGTTGATGAAGGAACATTGAAAAAAATTAAAGATATTCCTGAAGCAAAACAGATTGCTCAGTATCTTCTATTACAGAAGAGAGTTTCTCAGATTAAGTCTTGGATACAAGTAGTCCAAGAAGATGGTAAGGTGCATGGTAGAGTGATGACACTAAAAGCAATTAGTGGAAGAATGGCTCACAACTCTCCAAATATGGCTCAAGTTCCTGCTTCCTATTCTCCCTATGGAAAGGAATGTAGGTCAGTTTGGATACCTACCAATAGTAATTATGTGTTACTAGGTTGTGATGCATCTAGCCTAGAGCTTCGTTGCCTTGCCCACTACATGGGTGATTCCAAGTTTACAAAGGAAGTTGTTGAAGGTGACATACATACTGCCAATCAGAAGGCTGCAGGTCTGAAGACAAGAGACCAAGCAAAGACTTTTATCTATGCTCTAATCTATGGAGCAGGACCTGATAAGATAGGTCAGATAGTTGGTGGTGGTAAGACTGAAGGCAAGAATATTATCAATAAGTTTATGTCCAATATGCCTGCTCTTAAGACCTTGCGTGATAAGGTAGACAGAGTAGCCAAGACAGGACTCATAAGAGGTATTGATGGTAGACTACTAAAGGTCAGACAATTTCATGCATCAATGAACCTACTACTACAGGGTGCAGGTGCAATCATTTGTAAGGAATGGTTACGACAAATAACTTTAAAGGTGCAACAGGGATATGATTATAAACTTGTTGCATCTATCCATGACGAATACCAATTTGAGGTTCGTAGAGACCAAGCTGAAAGGTTTGGAGACCTAACTCAAAAGGCTATGAAGCTTGTAGAGAAAGAACTGAATGTTCAATGTCCTTTGGATAGTGAATATAAAATAGGAAAAAATTGGTATGAAACACATTAATGGGTTGACATACCTTTTGAGGTGTAGTATAATTCGTTATAATTTAACAAGCAACTAAGATTGCACTAACAAACTAAGGAGTAAGACATATGCCAGTATTAAGTGGTAAAGCCTATTGGGCATCTATTTCAAATCCAAACACTACATTCGAGCCTGTTTGGAGTATTGACCTAGCTTTAGATGAAGCTAATAAAAAGAAAGCTATAGACTCAGGTCTAGCAGTAAAGAATAAAGATGATGATAGAGGAGACTTTGTTACCCTGAAGAGAAAAGTAACTTCTAAGAATGGTAGTCAAAACAATCCACCATCTTTAAAAGACTCTCAAAAGAGAGACATCAAGGGAACATTAGTTGGAAATGGTTCTGATGTTAATGTCCTTTATAAAACGTATGAATGGAGTTATGCAGGTAAGAGTGGTATAGGTGCTGACCTGCAGGCAGTCCAAGTTATTAATCTTGTAGAATATTCAGAAGGTGAGGACTTTGATGTCATACCTGATGGATATAAGTCAGGAGATAACTTAGACTCTGATGAGATTCCTTTCTAAATAAGCTTAATGCTGAAGTGGGTTGTGGTTGGTGGGAAAATTTTATAAAGGAATATATTATGAGCAAAAAGGTAGACACATTAGTCCAAGATATTTACAGGACTATTGATGAAGGTTTAGATAAAAGAAAAACTGATAAAACTTTTATAGAAACCTTTAACAAAAATGTAATGGACTCTATTGAGAAGTTCTTATTTGAGAAGAGAGATGACGTAACTACGTTAAGGCTCTCTCAAATAGGAAGACCTGACAGACAATTATGGTATGATATAAAGTCAGATATAAAACCAAATAAACTAGATGCTAAAACTAAAATAAAGTTTTTGTATGGAGAAATCCTAGAGTCTCTTGTTATACTTCTTGCAGAAGCTTCAGGACATGACGTATCTGAAATGCAGAAGATGGAAGAGATAGAAGGTGTCAAGGGTCATAAGGATTGTAGGATAGATGGTACTCTTGTTGATATAAAGAGTGCTTCATCTTATAGCTTCAAGAAGTTTAAGGATGGTTCTCTTACTACCAATGACCCATTTGGTTACATATCTCAGATAAGTGCCTATGCAGAGAGTGCAGGTGATGACTCAGCAGGCTTTCTTGCAATAGACAAATCTACAGGAGAACTTACTTACATGCCTGTGGAAAGTATACATATGATAAATGCTTCTGACAGGGTCAAACATCTCAAGGATGTTGTTAAGTCTTCCTCTCCACCTCAGAAATGTTTTCCTGATGAACCTGATGGCAAGTCAGGTAATAAAAAACTTGCACTAGGTTGCGTCTTCTGTGGATACAAGGAACATTGTTGGTCTGATGCTAATCAAGGCAAAGGATTAAGAAAGTTCAAGTATTCCACAGGAGTACGTTATCTAACACAGGTTAACAAGACTCCTGATGTAGAAGAAATTACTAATGCCAAAGCATAAGTTTCGTTCTAATTCAGAGTACAATACCTATTGCTTCTTAAAAGAAAATAAGGTATCATTTAAATACGAAAAGCTAATCATAAATTATGAATGGCTAGAATCCAAAAAGTATATTCCTGATTTTGTATTAAGTAATGGGATTATCCTAGAGGTAAAGGGAAGGTTCGTACTAGAGGACAGAAAGAAACATCTGTTTGTAAGAAAGCAGTGTCCTCATTACGACATTCGATTTGTCTTTGATAATCCTAATAGGAAACTATACAAAAATGGAAAGATGACTTATGCTACTTGGTGTGAGAAGAATGGATTCAAGTATTGCAAATTCAGTGATGGGATACCAAAAGAATGGATAACAAAGTAAATACAAATTTAAACTTTGTTGTTGAGGAAGATGTCTTTAGAGAAAGAACAACTCCTGAACAAACATTATATATGTGTGTCATCCTTCAGGCATTACTTGATGCGACTAAACCTTCTTACAAGGGTGAGCCTGAGACATCCTCACTTGAAAGAGACAGGGCAAAGGCATGGTTCTTTGCATCTGTAGGTGTTACCTCAGAAGATTTTAAAATGGTATGTGACTATGCAAACATTGACCATAATTATATGAGAGAGTTTGCATTTAAAGTTTTAGAATCAGGTGAAGTAGAATATACAAGAAAACGAATCAACGCAGTGTTAGGACATTAAAATGAAAAGTAACTTACTACCAACAGACTATCAAAACTTTATTGCTTTATCTCGCTATGCAAGATGGAAGGAAGACGAGCAAAGAAGAGAGACTTGGACAGAGACTGTCTCAAGATACTTTGACTACATGCAGGGATTGCATAGTAAAACTTTAACAGATTCTCTTAGAAAGAAACTAGAACAAAAGATACTAGGTCTAGAAGTTATGCCTTCTATGAGGGCATTGATGACTGTAGGACCTGCTCTTCAGAATTGTAATGTAACTAGCTACAACTGCAGTTACATACCTGTAGATTCACCTAGAGCCTTTGACGAGTGTATGTACATTCTTATGTGTGGTACAGGTGTAGGCTTCTCTGTTGAAAGAAGTAATGTTGACAAACTACCTATTGTTAATGAGCATTTTGAAGACAGCACTACAGTTATAAAGGTTGCTGACTCTAGACCAGGTTGGGCAAAAGCTTTGAGAGAGTTAATTGCTATGTTATATGTAGGTCAGATACCTACAATAGACGTGTCTGAAGTAAGACCTGCAGGTGCAAAGTTAAATACTATGGGTGGTAGAGCATCAGGACCTGAACCTTTCCTTAATCTATGTAAGTTTACTATAGATAAGTTTAAAGATGCAAAAGGCAGAAGACTTTATCCTATTGAGTGCCATGATATCATGTGTAAGATTGGACAGGCAGTTGTTGTAGGTGGTGTAAGACGTTCTGCCCTTATCTCTTTGTCTAATTTAAATGATGACCAAATAAGACATTGTAAGTCAGGAGAGTGGTGGGATATACCTGAAGAAAATATAATAAGAAATGGTCAAAGAGGTCAAGCCAATAACTCTGTTGCCTATAGAGATAAACCTAACATAGGAACATTTATGAAAGAATGGTTGTCTCTATATGAATCTAATTCAGGTGAGAGAGGTATCTTCAATAGACAGGCAGCAAAAAACAAAGTCAAAGAAAATGGTAGACGAGATGCTGACCATGAGTTTGGTTGCAATCCTTGTAGTGAAATTATTCTAAGACCTTATCAGTTCTGTAACCTAACTGAAGTTGTTTGTAGAGAAGGTGACACTATAGAATCTCTAAAACAAAAAGTAGAAGTTGCAACAATATTAGGAACACTTCAATCAACACTTACTAACTTTAAATATTTACGTAAGATATGGAAACAGAATACAGAAGAGGAAAGACTGTTAGGAGTTTCTCTTACAGGTATACTTGACTGTCCTTTACTTACACCTCGCAACATTACATTAAAAGATACACTAGAAAATCTAAAGAATGTTGCAGTAGAAACAAATAAAAAGTATGCCAAGATGTTAGGTATACCTCAGTCAACTGCAATTACTTGTGTCAAACCTAGTGGTACAGTTAGTCAGTTGGTTGATAGTGCATCAGGTATTCATGCAAGACATAGTGAATACTACATAAGAACTGTAAGAGCAGGGAACACAGACCCACTCACACAGTTTATGAAAGATGCAGGCATTCCTTCAGAACCTTCTGTAGGTATTGAACACGAAACCACAACTGTGTTTAGCTTTCCTACTAAGTCTCCTGAAGGTGCAATAACTAGAACTGAAATGACTGCTATTGAACAATTAGATTATTGGTTAATCTTTCAGAGACATTGGTGTGAACACAAACCTTCTGTAACTATATCTGTTAAGAAGGATGAGTGGATGGAAGTAGGAGCATGGGTTTATAAAAACTTTGATGAGGTATCAGGCATTTCCTTCCTTCCTTTTTATGACCATGTATATAAGCAAGCACCTTACCAAGATGTAGAAAGAGAAGAATACTTGGAGTTAAAAAATATAATGCCTAAGTCTATTGATTGGTCTAAATTATCAGACTACGAAAAAGAAGATACAACTACAGGCAGTAAAGAGTTTGCTTGTGTTGCAGGTTCGTGTGAGATAGTGGACATAACATAATGGGGAATGAACTTGATTGGTGGCAGTGGTGGTTGTTAATTGCAATCACCATTAACACTTGCATAAACTCAATAGTATTCTTTAAGGGAAGAAAGGTATTCAAGAAAAATAATGTCAACACTAATAGCTAACCTACCTTCAAACAAAGTATGGGTAAGAAAAGAATATCTAAGAGACTTCAAGGATGGTCATGGAGAATTTGTAGAAGGTAACTGGGTGACTGCTAAGTCAATACCTGGAAGAGCCTTCTACTTTGAAACATATCTTCCTAAGTATGGTGCATTGTTTGACAAGCTTCCCATCTCTGCATTCCTGTCCAAGCCTAAGTTACCTGACCCTGATATGCCACTTAACAATTTACAGTTTTGGAATTGTATGGACTATGGTGTAGTCAACATACATAAACAGTTTATCTCCACAATGGACTACGAAATTTTAACACATGACTTTGGAACTGTCAAGGGATTTTATATCTGCACCCTTGATAACTACCACCCCTTTGCAGATGAAATAGACTACAGCACAAGTGAAGTGCCTGAAGAGCATAAGTCTTTTAATTTAATTGAACTTGTGAATGGACAGTATGCTCTCTATCCTAATAACAGAATGAGAGTCTATGATAATTCCCTCACACCTGAAGAACCTTTGAAGCCTGATTTTAAAGTAAGTACAGAGTACTACCAAGTAGAAAACGAAAAGAATAAAAGGCTTGGAGATACTGACGAGTACTTTTATTAAAAAGTCCTTGACTCACTATTCAATATATATTATAATTCCTATAGAAGAAATCTTCTGGTAATGGAAAGGAGTATACTATGTCAGACGATAAGATTAAAAAACTTGAAGAAGAAATAAAATCTAAACAAAAAGAAGTGGAAGACTTAAAGTATGGTGACTTAAAATCTGCATGGAAAGAGTTTGAAGCTGCTTCTGAAATTGCAACTCAAAAATATAATAAGTATAGAGATATTGCAAAAGAAAAGTATGGAGCAACAACTGTCATGCCTAATCACTTTAATTTAATTGACCAATTTTTTAAGTGGTAAAAATGTTTACTAGTAGAAGACCTGTTATATATGTAGGGTATGACCCTAAAGAACATATTGCTTTTGAGGTATTAAAATTTTCAATAGAAAAGTATACCCATAAATATGATATCATTCCCCTTGAACAATCATCCCTACGTTTATCAGGTCTCTACAAAAGAACTTACTTTCTTGATGACCAACATCAGAAGATAGACTCTTCAGACAAGAGACCTTTCAGTAGTGAGTTTACATTTACAAGATTCTTAATACCTTTTATTAATCTTCATAAAGGTCTTGCTATTTTTATGGATTGTGATATGTTGTTAAGAGCAGACATAACAGAAGTCTTTGAAGAGTATGGACAGTTTGATGAGTATGCAGTCTCTGTTGTTAAGCATGAGTACAAGCCTAAAGAAATTTTTAAAATGGACAATCAAATACAGACTAATTATAATAGAAAGAATTGGTCTAGCTTTATACTATGGAACTGCGAACACCCTGCCAACAAAAGACTTACAATCAAGGATGTTAATGAACAGTCAGGTAGATGGCTACATAACTTTAGTTGGCTAGAAGATGAAGAGATAGGTTCTATCCATCCTAAGTGGAACTTCCTAGATGGATGGACTGATGAATCAATAAACCCATGTAATGTACATTTTACTACAGGTGGTCCTTGGTTTGACAGTTGGAAACCAAAGAGACTATGTGATGCTCACTACGCAGGTGAGTGGGATAAACTACACAACTCATACAACTCAAGAATATTACCAAAGGAAAATTAATATGTATACATTCGTAACTTCTTTCAGCGAGGAAGGATATAATACCTATGCAAAAGAAATGCTTAAAAGTGTGGCAGAAAAATGGAATCCAAAACATTTTAAACTATATGCTTACTACCATGATTTTGACATTGAAAAGGTTGACCATCCTACTTCTTCTAGCATTGTATATATACATCTTAATGATGTAAAAGAAATGACTGACTATCGTGAGAAGATGAAGAAGCATGATGGTACTGAAGGTGGAACAATGCCTTACAACTGGAGACTAGATGCAGTCAAGTGGTGTCATAAAGTGTATGCCCTAACTGACAGAGCCTTCAAGATGATGGAAGAAAATAAGAACCCTGAAGAACCTCAGTGGTTAGTATGGCTTGATGCAGATACAGTTACTACAAAGAGACTAGATAAATCTGCAGTTGACAAGTGGTTACCTAACAAAGCAAGTCTTGTACATCTAGGAAGAAAAGATGTTGACTACAGCGAAACAAGCTTCATGGGTTTTAACTTACAGTACCATGATGCCTGTTCAATACTTGCAGACCTAAGAGGTTGTTATACAATAGGTGAAACTATTTCGTACAGAGAATGGCATGATGGTTTTATATTTGAAAGGCTTCTTAATATTTACAAGGCACATGGTATGATAGTCAACAATCTATCAGAAAATTGTAAAGGTCTTACTGCCTTCATGCAGTCACCTCTTTCAGAATATTTTATACACTACAAAGGTAATCTAAAAAACAAAAAGAATACTCTTGCACAGGATGTAAAGTTACCTAGATATAGACAGCTTGCAGATATTATAAGACACTACAAACCTAAAACACTTACTGAAGTAGGTACATGGAATGGTGGCAGAGCTATAGAAATGGCACTTGCAGCCTTTGAATACACAGACAGGTTTACATATTTTGGTTTTGATTTGTTTGAAGAAGCAACTGCTCTTACTGATGATATAGAAATGAATAGTAAGAAGCATCATACAATAGAGCTTATTGAAACAAGACTAAATCAATTCAAAGAAAAAATGAAAGAGAAGAATAAAGAATTTATATTTAAGCTTTACAAAGGTGACTCTAAGATTACACTAAAGAAAAATAAGTTAGCTCGTAATGTTGACTTTGCTTTTATAGATGGTGGTCATTCATATGAAACTGTAAAGGCTGACTATAATAATCTAAAGAAAGTTCCTATACTTGTGTTTGATGATTTCTTTTCTGAGGATGAGTTTGGACAGAAGCCTTTAGAAAAAAATATGGGTGTTAATAAATTACTAAAAGAAATAAAAGCATATGGTAAAGTTGTTCTTCCCTCTAATGATAAAGTTCTAGGTGGTGGTAGAACACATATTGCTTTTGTTGCTAACAGTAAGAAGGTAGAAAAACTACCTGATGAAATTACTCGTATGCCTATTGTGGTTACACCTAAAGACTCAAGACCAAAGGATGAAATATTTGTAAACATAAAAGAAAATAAAAAGTTAATTAAAGATTTTAATTGGTTGAAGCATGGTAGAATACATAATGAAACTGCCCTTATTGTTTCAGGTGGTTCAAGCACAGACTTTAACTTACTAAAAAAGAAAGCTAGAGAACCTAACACTAAAATCTTTTGTGTTAAGCACAGCTATCCTAAATTACTAGAACATGGCATCAGTCCTTTTATATGTTCTATACTTGACCCAAGACCTATCACAGGCACAAGTACTCATGGTGTAGTAAGAAAAGATTTATTTAAAAAGATAAACAAGGACACCATCTTTCTTGTAGCTTCTATGACTGACCCTTCAGTTACTAAATACCTTATAAAAAAAGGTGCAAATATTAAAGGTTGGTCTGCCTACTCTGAAGCACTAAGAGATAAGACTGTCAAAGATAAACTTAAAATTGCTAAGGATACAGGCATAGAAGAAGGAGAAACATTGGTATCAGGTGGAACTTGTGCAGCCATGAGAACAATATCCATTGCTCACATACTTGGCTTTAGAAACTTTGAGTTATTTGGTTTTGACTGCTCAGTTCCTGAAGTAACAGAAGAAATGAAAAAAGAAAAAACTTCAGGTAAACCTAAATACTTTAAGGTGGAAACCAATGGAGAATACTTTTGGACTACAGGAGAGTTGCTTGCAATGGCACAGGACTGTGAGAAACTATTTGATGATAAGAATATGGACATGTCTCTCAAGGTTCATGGTACTAACACACTAGTTTCTGAAGTT